AAACCTCTTAGAGAGCATCTCTGGGCTTCTCAGAACAATAGACAAAAAAAAGCCCCAATTAAGGGGCTAAATTCCGGAAAAAGAGTAGATTTAACTATTAGGAGTAATTATTTCTGAAGTCGGAGTAATTATGTCCGATTTTGCCTCTTCTTTCTTAGGAGAACTTTCTTCATTAGATGCTGCTCTTTGATTTTTCTCAAAAAGATTCATCTCAAAAAGACCTCTATTCAATAACCAATGAACCATAGGTAGAGCATTGTTACTTGCAGTAACAGCAGCATTACCTTTTTTGTCCAATCCTACCACAACTACCATTTCAAAGTCTTGAGCTTTTAGATCCTCAAGAACATCTGATACTGCTGGTGCAGTTGGTTGTTCATTAGTGTTTGTTTCTTTTGATTTAGCCATAAGTGATATATCCTCGGTTAGCTTAATTATATATAATTGGTGTATATTTTAGCACTTGTTAGTGTCATAGTCCACCCTCTTTCTGAAGATAGTATTGTCTCCATTCTTCAGTCTTCTTGTCCCAATACATACGATCTATCTCTTCTTCTGTATGCTTGAAGACAGGATTCTTCTGTTGATCGAAGTAAGCCCTATCCCAACCTCTCTGCCATTCTTTAGCTAGAATGGTGTCCTTTCTATATGGATGATTAAACCTACCATCCATAAAAGATTTCCTACCCATCAAAAAGGCAGTATTCATAGGGTTTTTTCCTTTCTTTCTAATGTCAGTCCTGGGCACTTGCACTCCCCCAAATTTCTCCCCAATCCCCTTTGATAGCTCCTTTAGCGTAATCTACTACTTTGTTCTCAAAGAAGTTTGTATGAGTTACACCAAGCATCCCATCTACCCAGGGAAGGTTATTCTTTTTAACTTTAAAGATTCCTTTCATACCTAAAGCAATTAATCGTCTATCGCATATGTATCGGATGTACTTCTTAACTTCTTCTTTAGTTAATCCTTCCATCTTATGATTATTAAACGCTAGATCTATAAACTGATCCTCTAACTCAACCATCTTCTCTGCAATCGTGTATATTTTAGATTTTAAAGTATCTGTCCACAGTTTAGGGTTTTCAGTCATATAAGTTCTAAACAACTTAATCATGCTCTCTGTATGGAGAGTTTCATCAGCAATAGACCAAGCAATGATCTGACCCATGCCTTTCATCTTTCCCCACCTAGCAAAATTAAGTAGCATTACGAAAGAGCTGAATAATTGCATACCTTCAGTAAAAGCAGAGAAAGCTGCAATCTGTGCAGGTAGACTTTTTTCATCTTGTAGTTTTAAGAAGAAGTCATGCTTCTCTACCATCTCTCCATATTCTAAGAACTCATTATAAGTAGACTCTGGCATACCTACTGTCTCAATTAAGTGAGAGTAGGCTGCAACATGGATGGCTTCTCTAGCAGCAAAGCTAGATAACATCATCCTTACTTCTGGTTGAGGGAAGTGAGGTAAGTAATTCTTTACATACGCACCACTAACATCAATATCTCCTTGAGTAAAAAATCTAAATATCTTAGCTAAAAAATCTTTCTCATCATCAGTAAGTTTCTTTTGCCAATCTTTTACATCTTCATTCATAGGAACTTCACTCCAAAGCCAATGCATTTGTTCCGAAGCTACAAAGGCATCATATGCCCAGGGGTAATTAAAGGGCTTGTAGTAATCCCTTGTATCCATTAATTTCAATTTCTTTTTCCTTGTCATTATTTATTATCCTTCACAGGCTACACATACATCGCCATCTGCCACAGCAGTCAAATCTACTTCATCTTCAATTCTTTTACGCTTTATACGAGTGCCCACCTTATCTGCCTTTCTTAATTTGTCGGAACGACAATAGTACAAAGACTTCATTCCTTTTTTCCATGCGAGGAAGTGAACACTATGTAAGTATTTAATATTCACATCTGCGTTGAAAAAAAGATTTACTGACTGTCCCTGGTCAATAGAAACCTGTCTGTCTGAAGCAAGATCAATAATCCATCTCTGGTCTAATTCAGTTGCAGTCTTAAAGACATCTTTAACATCTTGGGGCAGTTCTTCTATATGTTGTACCGATCCATCTTTGGCAGTTATAGCCGACCAGATTTCATCTGTATCCATACCTAGTTCTTGTAGTTTTTGTTTTAAAAACCGGTTCTTATAAATATGAGCACCAGACAAAGTATCTTGTCGGTACACATTTGCTCTATAGGGTTCTATAGAAGGGCTAGTGTTTCCCATAATTAAACTAGAAGAAGCGTTTGGAGCTATAGCAGTCCAATGGCTAAACCTTCTTAGTTCTCCATAATCTTGAGCATCTGGACATGGCCCTCTTTCATTACATAAATATTGGTCAGCTTCAGCACACTTTAATTTAATGTGTTGAAAAATATCTTTGTTGTTGAGTTTAGCTATAACACTTTCAAAAGGTATCATATTCTTCTGAAAGTAAGCGTGAAGACCTAACGCACCCAACCCTACAGATCTTTCTCTAAAAGCACTTAGTTTAGCTCTAGCGATTGAGTCTGGGGCGTGTTCTATAAAATAATTAAGAACATTGTCTAGCATTTCCATAGTATCACGAATGAATAAAGGAGAATCCTTCCACTCATCATAATACTCTAGATTTAAACTACTTAGACAGCAGACTGCTGTTCTATCTTTGTTAGTAGGCAAAAAGATTTCAGTACATAGATTAGATCCATTTATTTTTAATCCTTTAGCTTGTAACCAATTAGGTAGATGGTCATTAGCATTATCAATAAAGACAATGTAAGGCTCTCCTGTCTGCATACGCATTTCTAAAATACGCTGCCACAGTTCTCTAGCACTTATAGTATCTACTACTTCATCAGTAGCAGGACTAACTAAATTCCAGGTGTCATCATAATCAGGATCTCTCATGGAGTTTTCAATCTTCTCCATAAAAGCATTAGATATATTTATACCATGATGTAGGTTCAATGTCCTAAAATTTTGATCGCCTGTTGGTTTTCTCATCTCTAAGAACTGAATAATGTCTGGGTGGCTTATGTCCAAAAAGGTAGCGTAAGACCCTCTCCTTGTTTTACCCTGCCGATAAGCTAGGGTAGAAGCATCATACACTTTTAGATGGGGCATTACTCCTACAGACTTAGCATCAGATTCCCTAATACCTACATGAATACCTACACCACCACCCATCATAGATAACCAATTAACTTCAGATAGGCAGTCTACTAATCCTTCAGAACTATCATCTAAATACGATAGATAGCAGGATATAGGTAGCTGTCTTTTTTCATTCTTAAAAGAAAGAATAGGAGTAGAAAAACTTAACCAATGCTTAGAAGCATACTCATATAATCTTTCTGCGTGTTCTTCATTAGATGCAAAGAAATCACAAACAAACTTAAAGCGTTCTTGTGGACTCTCTTCATCCACTTTCATATAACTTTCTTTTAGCCTAGTCTTTCCCAATTCATCAAAGAGAGCATCCCTCTCTAGGTTTACTTCATACGCCATCTTGTTCTACTTTTTCTATTAGTTTGTTTAAATAAAATGCTGCTTTATTTAGATCCTCTAAGGGCTTACCCTTGTAGACATATCTCCAAATATATTTCTGACAGTTCCCCTTTAGATACCCTCTGAACTCAACAGGGGGCATTGATGCTTCTATTGCATCTAAACACTCAATCCCAAATTGGTTATAGTGGCTTGGATGATTAACAGGGTCATGTTCTTTATACTCTTCCCCTGGGTAAACTCCTTTAGTCATAACTGATTCTAATTCTTCCCCAAAGTCTTGAACCTTTTTCATTTGTTCATCTATAGTGTCTCCTTTTTGAACAGTATCAAAAGGTGGAAAATGAGCAGTAGGGGTTCTTGATCGTGCTATCTTGCGATTACGACTTTCTTCTGGTTCATATATTTTAAAATGCTCTAAATCTTTTTTATTATCTTCTGCCATAGGTTCTCCTTATTAATGAAACTTTTTAGGGTCTTTTTTTGTAGTTACAAATTCTTCCATGTCTACAATGTTACTTGTTTTACCATTCATTTTAGGTTTACCATTCGGCTTACTATCCACCTGTTCCATAAATTCTTCATCTGGGGTAAACACAATTTCAGTTTGGGGGTCATCCGGGAAAAGGTCTCTTGATAGCATCTGCTCTTTAATCTGTAGCCCTGCTTCAATGGCCTTCCCCATCTGGAATACTTCATAAAAGCGAGTGTGCATATATCCAGATAGCCCATGTACTAATGTAATCATGGTGTCCATTTCTACTTCACTAGCAGCAGTATCTTTAGGAAAGAACCACTCTACTTGGCAGTCAATAGCCCCATCATCTAAAAGATATAAAGTTATCTGGGCTGAATTATCTTTGTTATTTTTATACTCGGACATATTATTTTTTTTGCTCCTGTTTTAGTCTCTCGACTATGTTAATGGATCTTAGTTTTGATTTCTCTTTTACCCAGGAAGGGGGGACTTCTTTATCTGCATAAATAAAGCCATGTTTCTCACACCACTCCCCATAATTACTCTTTGCCCCCTTCCTCAATTTTGTTTTAGAATTACTAAAGACAAAACGAATATCTAGGTTGGGGTATTGTTCTTTTATAAGAAGATGTTTCTTTCTATCTTCCAGAACAAATAAGCCTTTAAGCTCGAGTACAATCCCATTGGGGAGTAAATAATCTGGTGTATAAGTCCTATGAGTAACAGGGACAGTATAAGGAATTTTAAAGGATTCATATTCTGCATCTATATTTAACTTTTTAAGTTGTTCTCCAACCTTTTCTTCAAGACCACTACGATAACCTTTAGCAATAGCCCTCTGCCTTGGCCCAAACTTTCTTCTGCTCATTTACTATTTCTGTCGTATTCGTAAATTAAATCTTTACCCGAAAGTGTTTCTCCAAAGTAAACAACAGTACCATCAAATAGCCTTCTCTCTATATGCCCATCATTATATTCAATGTCGGTAACATGGTGTTCATCAGTATCTTGGGGGCGAGTATCATACCACATTGATTTAATCCTATGGCAATGAAGAGTCTTAACTTCTCTAGCCCATTCTTCAGCAGCAAGTTTCTTTCTATGTCTATCTACAAGATCACTATATTGTCCCATAATTACTCCTCTTCTTTTTTATTATTAAACTCTGAAGGGTCATACTTTTTAACTAATTTCCAATAATCCAATAGGCTATTGAACATAGATAAATGCCTAGTATGACTGTCTTTGTCCCACATATAAGCAGCAATTAAATCTGTTTGCTGCCTGTCTACAAAAATAGAAACTCTCTCAGGTTCTGAAAAACCACAACCTTCAGCATAGGCCGATAGTTGCATACCATGTTCATCATAGACTAAACGAGAAGGCTCTTTACCTTCTAAGTTATCTTTAGTTTTGAAGTCTACGAATATCCCAGATTTTGAGTATAGGTCTATCTTTCCCCCATACCCAGAAGGAGCACAGAAAGAATCCTCTGCAACCCAATCTTCTCCAGGGAAGTGTTCATCTAAGTATCCTTTTATAGCCTTGTAAGGCTTAGTGTTAGATTCCCCTAGAAACCCCTGCTCTATCATAGCATGAATAGCAGTTCCTCTTTCTGCTGCTTTTCTTCCTATTTCTTTTGAGTCTTGCTTACATCTGTAAGTAAACTCATTAATAGTTTCTCCGGGGTTTTGTTTTAGGGTTAAGGCTGAATTTAAAGCCTGATCTATTTTCCAATTTTCTAGGGAAGGTTTAGCTGCAATACCTAGGACAGTAGTTACAGAAGGTACAAAACCTTCTTTCCTAGCATCTCTTAGTGTAGTGTTTCTTTCCTTACCATTTGCACCAACGATTGTATACATTGGTTCGCCATCTTGAGCATACCAATGCCCTGACTCTGCTGTGAATTTACTAGCCACATCATTCTCCTATATGAAAAGCCCCAGAATTAACCGGGGCTTAGATTAACTTTCGTTGAAGTCTTCGTTTAAGTCAGAAGAATTTGAGACTACTGCATCAATAGTTCTGATGTCATTTTGAGCATCTGTTAATGCTCGTTGGTATTTACCTTGAATGGCCTTATTCTCTCTAACAATCATGTCAGCCATGCCTTGCATGGTTTCAAGAGTAAGATCATCTACTGGTATTTTCTTTTTAAGATTAGGTTCAAAGTGCATTACGAAATATACTACACTACCTTGCTTTCTGCGTTCAGTAGATACTGTTGCACTATAGTCCCAAAGGTTTGATCCTTTTGGTAATGCCTTCTTAAACTCATCTTCAAAGGGAGAAAAATTACTTCCTTTTAAAAGAATAATTGCAGGTAAGTTCTCATGCTTAACTTTAGCACCTGTTGATGTTGCACCATCAAAGTCTACTAAACATCTAACTTGCCTAAAGCATTTGATTTCAGAGTACTTGGCTCGTTCATCATCAGTTAGTTGCTTGAGAGTTTTACTATCAGGTCTACCACACCTTACAGTTCCTTTTTCATCAATCGGTTCTTGTCCCCAATTAGTTAAAAGAATAGTTT